GTGCAGGTCAACGCGGGCAATGTGTGGCTCCTGCAGAATGCTCACTGGGCCAAGGACTATATCGACGAGATGACCTTCTTCCCACTGTCCACGTTTAAGGACCAGATCGATGCCTCGTCCGGAGCCTTTAACTACCTAGCGAAGTTCCGTGGACGGGTTGGTGCGTTCTAATATAGGATTGATCTGGGAGTGGGTTCTGCTAGTTGGGCGACGGACGGTAGAACCCACCGTCTCTTTCCATCTATGTCGCTCCCTACACAATACCTGGTTACCGAGGGCTACAAATATACACTGGCGGCGGCGCAGTATATCGCCCTGCGAAACTTCAAGGATGATGAGGTGATTTGTGATCACTTCCGTCTCCGGAAGAATGTTCTAGAGATCAAGAAGGGGTACTCGTGGGACGGTGCGAGTGGTCCTACATGGGACACAAAGGACACCATCACCCCCAGCTTGGTTCACGATGTCCTTTACCAATCCATCCGCATCGGACATCTGCCGAAGAGCAAACGCTTCGATGCCGACCTTGAGTTCTACCAGCTCATGCGCTCGCGTACACACACGTGGGCCGGTCATGTTCGGGCTCTCTATTTCTTCCTCGGGGTTCGACTCTTTGGCTGGCTTTCAGTGAAGCCTAAAAAGCTGGGTGAAGAGATGGACCACGTCTACATCGTACCCTAACCAAAGACACATATGGACCCTTCCATCATCATCCTCGGAGTCGGCTTGTGGCTCTTCGGTCCCCGTCCGAAGTTTACTCAACCCAAGCCCGATATAAAAGCCGTGGCGGCTGCACAAGTAGAGGCGGACAAAGCCAAAGCAGATCTTGCCCGGGTAGAAGCACAGCAGGGCAAGACGGAGGCAGAGCTGGAGCTTCTCCGCACCCAACTTGCCAACAAGGACAAAGAGGAACGGGCAAAGGAGCGCCAGATCCTCGGATATAGCCAGGAGATGAACGAGATGGCTTCCGGCTCCCTCCAGCTTGTCCCGGAAGAGCATCGCACTCCGGAGGTCTTATTCGCGGCTGAGTGTCTCGCCAAATCTGGAGGGGCTTTGACGTCTGTATTAGGGCCTCTAACACCTGATCAACGAGCCTCAGTGCTCAAGCTAGTACAGGGGGCCCTCTCTAAGGCAGTGGAGGAGCGGGAGGCAGCAAGGAAGCTCATCGCAGAGAAGGACAGGCAGCTGGCATCAAACATTACCTCCATACTACTGCTCCAGAAGGAAAAGGAGCAGCTGACATCTGTGGTGGAGGAGAAGAAAGTGGAGGTGGGTGTCGTCAAAGCAGAGGTCCGAGTGTTCAAGGCCGAAAGTACAGCCAAAGACACTGAGCTTCGCAACGTGAACGAAAAGCAGTTGCGACTGATGTCGGGTCACCGGGAGACCCTCTTCTATATCGTCTTCTGGATTGTCTTCGCTTGGTTGTGGTTTACTCGTTTCCTCCCTGCACTGGCTAAGACGTTTACGTGGGCCCGATGCCTCGAGGGTTTCAACAAACTCGTTTTCCGCTGCATCCTCGGCAGTAGCAATCTCAAGGAATGAAATACTCTATTAGCGCTCACCCACTCCACGGCTTTCCCATCATGCTTCTAGATGGGGAACGTTCCGGGATTCCCACAGACCCTGAAAAGGAGTTTTGGGAAGAGATCCAACGCCTTCGTCGAGAGAACGAAAAACTCCAACAACTTCTATCACCTAAACCAATCGAATAGACTATGTCCACCGAAACACCTCCCACATCCTCCCCGATTCCACGGGGAGGTTATCTCACGATAAATGATCTCGCGATGGGGGCCTCGGGGCTTCTTTCGCGCTCTGCTTTGCAGCGGATGCTGACAGACCCTCGCCGGGACATTGACCACGAGTGCGGGTACCCCACGGTCCTCACCTCCCAACTGCTTGACGACTACTACCGACGGCACGGCATCGGCACTCGCGTGGTAAACATCTTTCCCGACGAGGGCTGGAAGAAGGCCCCGGAGGTGTACGAGACCGACGACCCGGAAGACACCGCGTTTGAGAAAGCATGGAAGGCCATCTGCTTTCGCCACAAGCTCGTGGAGTTGATGAAGCGGGTAGATACCTTGTGCGGCATCGGACGCTTCGGCGTCTTGCTTCTAGGCTTCGACGACGGGGCGAACCTTGACCAGCCTGTGGTGAGCTTCCAAGAGGAATTCACTGCCGGGAGCAAAGCCTCGCGGAAGATGCTCTACATTCGAGCTTTCCCGGAGAAAGCGGTGGACGTGTCCGCTTGGGAGGATGACGTCACGAATCCCCGGTTCGGTCTCCCCAAGATGTACACCATCCAATTCATCGACCCAAGCACGGGGCAAAACACCTCCCCCGGCGGGCAGAATGCGACGACCATCACCTCCCGTCAGGTACACTGGCACCGCATCATCCACGTGGCGGACAACTGCCAGCAGAGCGACATCTACGGCAGCCCGCGCATGGAGGACGTTTTCGATCGGCTTTATGATCTGAAGAAGATCCTCGGTGGTGGTTCCGAGATGTTCTGGAAGGGAGGCTTCCCGGGCCTGTCCCTCGAGCTCGCCAGCAACGTTGACCCCAATACCGATATTGACAGGGAGAGCTTGAAGGCTGAGTTCGAGAAGTATTCCAACGGCCTGCAACGGTACATGGCCCTCACGGGCATGACTGCCAAGAGCTTGTCCCCGCAGGTGGCGGACCCCAATGGGCACATGGAGGCCAACATTAAGGCCATCTGCATTACCAAGGGCATCCCCTACCGAATCTTTATGGGGACAGAGGAAGGGCAGCTGGCCGGGGAGCAGGACAACGATGCGTGGTTGTCCCGTGTGGCCGGACGGCGTGAGCTTTTCCAAACCCCGCACATCGTCCGCCCGGTCGTGGACCGACTCATCCAAGTCGGGGTCCTGCCCTGCCCGGCGGAGATCGAGGAAGAGACTGGCCTGCCGAAGTATCAAGTCTTCTGGCCCGATCTGACTGTGAAGGGCGACAAGGAGAAGGCCGACATTTCCAAGGTCCGTATCGATACAGTGGCCGCGTGGAGTGGCGCACAGCTCGACACCATCATTCCGCCCACCGTGTTCTTCACCCAGTTCTGCGGCATGTCGCAGGAAGAGGCGGAGAGCATTGTCAACTCTGCCACCGAGTACCTCAAGGGGCAGGGGGAGGATGCAGACCTCAAGAAGTACCTCGACGACCAAGCAAAGGCGGAAACGGAAGCAAACGGAGCCCCTCCCGCTGAGGGAAACGCCAGCACAGGGGAAGGGGAGGATCAAGCTGCGGAAGGGGCTGATCCGGCTGACGGCGGGGCAGAAGAAGAGGAAGACCCCGAAGAGGAGGAGCCTGCAACACACGGCGGGCCGGGATCCGGCAACTTCGGTCACAGTGGTCGTCCGGGTGAACGAGGCGGTTCCTCGGGAGACGGTGGTGGTAGAGATCCGAACGAGGGGACATACGCCTCACAGAAAGCCCAGAAGGCGAAAGCAGATCGAGATGCCGCTTATTCGTTAGGATTGAAAGCAGGTACTGAAAACACACCTGAGGCTCACCGAACGGCTGCCGCCGCTTGGCGGCAGGCCTCCGCATCTGCTCAGGATAATGGGCAGAAGTTTGATGCGGCTACCTTCGAAGGGGAAGCTCAAGCACACGACAAACATGCGGCTCGTTTGAGCGGAAAAACGACTCCCAAGTCCTATACTAAGCTGAATGCACGACAGGCAAAGAAGGTAAACATCGACCAAGCTCAGTCCTTGTTGAAGGAACGTGGAATGTCTTTTGACTTCAAAAGTAGCCAATGGGATCCGGCGACGAAGAGCACCTCCTACGAAGTCACAGATACCACCGGGAAGAAGGTCCGAATGAACGCTTCAGCTCTCGGCAAGATGCTCACCACCGACCAGGATCGTCTATGATCATCCGCACCAAACGCGGCTGGGCAGTGAAGTCGTCCTCCGGGAGGAAGTACCTCTCCCGGAGGGACCTGTCTAAGGAGGAGGCCCTTAAACGGCTTCGACAGGTCGAGCACTTCAAGCACGTCTCTACGAACGAAGTCTTCACGTCCAACGCCCAGCCCCAACGGACGGACCCCTCGAAGACCGGAGACATCCGCCGCGCGTTTGTGCGGGAGAGCAATGCACGGTTCCGCGACCTCAAGAAAGCCTTGATCGAGTTCTTGGTGAAGCAGGACGAGCTGGCTCTTAAACCCAGTTCGCTTGTGTTGCATGACCGCCGCTACGAATTCCAGACCTCTGCCCAGAAGTTCGAGGCCTTTTCCACCTGGTTGGACGACCAGATGGACGCCAAAATCCTAAGCAAGGGGAAAGGGATCTGGGCGGGACGCTATATCGACTCAGCTTACAAACGCGGCATCGTCCGGGCCTACACAGACGTACACGGTGCGGACTTGGCCAAGATGCAGAAGGGGGCGGCAGGGGCGACAAAGGCTGAGTTCTTGCGTGCCACAATGGCAGTCCCGGAGCGAATTGACTCCGTGCAACTGCTCGCGACCCGGACGTTCGAGGGGATGAAGGGGCTGACCTCTCGAGCCAAGACCAAGATGAACTTCATCCTGGCGAACGGTCTCGCTAACGGGGAAGGCCCAGCAGCCATGGCCCGGGAGATGGTGGACGCAATAGACATCGAGCAGGGACGGGCAGAGACTATCGTCAGGACAGAGACCGCCCACGCGCAAGCGGAAGGGCAGCTGAGCGGCTATGAGGAATTGGGTGTGGAAGAGGTCGGCCTGCAGGTGGAGTTCCTTACGGCGGGTGACGATCGCGTCTGCGAGAAGTGTCAAGAGCTTGCCGATGAAGGTCCCTATACGATCGAGCAAGCAAGGGGCTTAATCCCAGCGCATCCAAATTGCCGCTGTGCTTGGGCGCCCATTACGCTGTCTCCTAGCGAGCGCAAAGGACGATAATAGAGAGATATGATCACGCTAGAAATAGACGGCAAGGAGGCCTGGTACTTCCCCTCCTCCCACACCTGGTTGCATGGACGACCGGGGTGTGACCCAGGCTCTCAATCGGACCCTCCCCAAGCGGGAGGTCCGCCTCCACCAGTGTGGTCCCGATCCGGAGCAGATCCTGAACCGGGCGCTCAAACCTTTCCCGCACGCCAAAATCATCAAACGCAAATAACCGCCATGATCGACCCCGACAAACCCTCCCCTCCGAACACTCAATGGAATAGTGACGAGGACCGCATTCTCCTCGCTATGCTGAAGCAGGGTCAGAAGCGGACGGCCGTCGCTGCCCGCTTTGCTTGTTCGGAGGAGGCCGTCGCTGCCCGCTTTGCTGTGCTGTGCGCGGAGCAGCAAGAGAAGGAGGAGGCTGCGAAAAGCTCTCCGAAGCTGGACCAAGTGGACATCTCCCAGCAGATGGCAGACTTGCTGAAAGACCAACCTGCCCTCGAGGCCCTGTTCACGTTACTGTGCGGAAAATACAACGAGCAGGGGACACTGCTCAAGCAACTGTCCCAGATGCTGAGCCTTCCCAAGGAAGAGATCACCGAGCGGCTGGCAGAGTGTTTGTTTGTCTCGATCTCCATCCGGATCGGTTCGGACATGAAACAGGAACTCCGCATGGAAATCGCCCGGCAGATGGCCGCAGACATCCTCGCCAACTTCCATGTCTACCCCATCATCAAACTCCAATTCAAAGATGGCCGGACCCAGTAAACAGCCCGCAGCTGACAAGCCACGCAGCGTAGAGGAGTGGCTCTCCAACATTGTAGCCTCCTCGAGGACACAGGACTTCTGGGGGGAGGTGGTTATCGTGTTTGAAAAGGGGAACATCGTCCGAGTGTTCCGGAAGCAGAGTCTGTTCCCTCCGGGTAAAGCGGACAGTCCGGGAGGATCGATGCCAGTGTAGGTTCAAAATAGGCATTGACTGTTTCTATCCGCGGCACATAAGCCGCCATTGAGCACCGAGAACTGGGCTCGCAGACGTTTCCACGCTGCGGGCTTTTTTTGTCTCCCGAGATTCGTCCTTTTACACTCAAATGAAGAAACAGCACAAAGCCCCGCAGCGGTCCCGGGCAGCTACACGGACCAGCAAGCCCGTCCTCGGTATCCACGGGGCGGCTGAGACGGAAGAGGAAGTTTTCACCGATCACCTCGAGTCCTTCACGTGTAACATTCGCTCTAAGCTCGTCCGGAACGACACGATGGAGGGTAAGACCTACAAGGTGGTGCCGATGGTGATGATGGTGGTCGGTGTCCACAGCGGTTCCCAAGGGGCTCTATACTACCCGAAGGCCGAGCTTTCCAAGACCCCGGAAGCGTGGAACCACAAGCCCGTTGTCGTGTACCACCCCACGATGAACGGTCGTGGTGTGTCGGCTTGCTCTCCGGACGTGCTCACCAGCCACAAGATCGGCGTGATCATGAACACGAAGTTCGACACTCTCGGCCGACTGGTGGCTGAGGCGTGGCTGGATCCGGACCGCATCGAGAAGGTTGATCCCCGCGTCGGCAAGGCAGTCGACAAGCTCTCCACCCTCGAGTGCTCCACCGGCATGTTCATGGAAGTGGAGGCGACGGAAGGCAAGTTCGAGGGGGAGGAATACAAGGGTGTGGCCCGCAACTACCGACCCGACCACCTCGCCGTGCTCCCCGATAAGGTCGGGGCTTGCTCCGTGAAGGATGGTGCTGGCTTTATTCGCAATGAAGCCGAGGACGAGGAAGGGGACGAAGAGTTCGTCGAGAACGGAGGCCCTGGTTCCGGTAACTTTGGACACGGTGGCCGTCCCGGTGAACGAGGGGGTTCCAGTTCAGATGGTGGTGGGAGTGGTTCTGAAGACAGAACAACTGAGCCCTCCCAGGCTCAGTATGAGAAGGTAGCCAAGGAGATCGAAAACATGCCCGATCAAGGAGCAGGCTCTATTGGGAAGGCTCACCGGGCTTCGAACATCGCAAATCTTCGGGGAACGGCAAAGGCCCATGCTTCCGCCAGAGACGCCCACTTGGCTGCGGCTACAGAGCTTCTGAAGAATCCGAAGGCCCGGGCAAAGGGAGCAGACATCGCCCATCGGCGTGCGGCAGAAGTACACGACAAGCTGGCCCAGAAAGACGCAGGAGCCGCTCGAAAGGAAGCACAGAAGAAGAACGCCTTCATGGTCCATAATTCAAGCATCTACAACGGCCTCGGCTTGAACGAGCAGTCCTTCGAGAACATCCGCAGCAACCTCGACAAAGCCCTGCAAGAACGGTTCAAGCCCACTGTCCGTTCCAATATCAACAACCCTTCCCCCTACGACTATTCCATCTATACGATCGCCGTCTATACGGACTTCGTCGTGTTCTCGGATAAGGGCAAACTTTTCAAGCTCAACTATACCTCCACAGATACGAAGGTGGAGTTGAGCGAGGACGATCCCGTGGAGGTCGTTCGTGTGACAGAATTCCGCACGGTCGATGGTGCCTTTGTTGGCAACACCGCGACCATCACCAACAACAGCCAGCAAACCAGCATCGAAAAAATCAGCACCATGAACAAGAAGCAGATCGTGGACGGCATGATCACGAACGGCGGTTGGGATGAGTCCGACCGTGAGTTCCTGATGGCCTGCAATGAGACCCAGCTCGACAAGATGAAGAAGAAGATGGACGAGGAGGAAGAGGACCCGAAGGCCAAGAAGAAGGCCCCGGTCGCCAACTCCGTTGAAGAGTTCATCGGCTCCGCTCCGGCCGAGATGCAGGACGTCCTGCGCTCGGGTCTCGCCGCGCACCAGTCCCAGAAGAACGGCTTGGTCGACACCATTGTCGGCAACGCCTCGAACAAGTTCACCAAGGAGCAGCTCAACGCGATGCCCCTCGGGCAGCTGGAGGCGATCGCCGCTCTGGCGAAGACGGCTCCGGCTCCTGCCGCTGCGGCTCCGGCCACCAACCAAGCCAAGCCCGCCAACTATGCGGGGCAGGGCGGGCAGGCGGCTCCGACCAACAACGAGGCCAAGCAGGAAGCCCTCACCGCGCCCACGATCAACTGGGCGAAGAAGTAAGCCACTTCAACCAACAACCAGAACTCAGTTAACCATCGCATCCTATGTCCTATCGTAAGATCGTCCTCAAGAGCGCCTGCAACATTGCCGAAGAGGCCTTTGCGGCCGCCGCTCTCACTCCGGGTCACCTCGTGGCCCTCGACAGCAATGGCAAGGTCGCCAAGCACGCCACGGAAGGTGGTCGCGGCGAGCGCCTGTTCGCCAAGGAGTCCGTCCTGCAGGGTCGCGGCATCGACACGGCCTACGCTCAAGATGAACTCGTGTTCCTCCACGTCGGCCAGCCCGGCGACGAGGTCAACGCCTTCATCAAGGCCGGGCAGACCATTGCGATCGGCGAGCAGCTGATCTCGTCCGGTGACGGTACCCTCCAGTCCGTCGCGGATGACGTCTCCGGTGTCACCATCGCCCAAGTGTTCGCGGTCGCCGTCGAGGCTGTCACGACCACGTCGGCGGCCCTCCGCACCCGCGTCCGTCTCGTTTAATCCACGACACAGACAACGGACCACTCCAACAAGAACTCAGAACTCAAAGGAAAACCAATATGGACTTCATCCTCAATGGTGCGGCCAACGGCAGCGTCGCTCAGATGCTGATGGCGCACAACTTCAACCCCAACGCTCTTCGCCCGTACCTCGGCGCGGAAGGCAAGTCCTTCCTCACCGTGAACAACGGCGGGCAGGACCAGGCCCTGGTGACCAACACCCCGGCCGCTCTTCGCTACGAAGACTGGAAGACGATGGACACCGCGGTCATCGCTGCCGCTCGCACTCGCCTGCGCCTCGTGCAGGACCTTCGCTCGGGCGGTCTCGAGTACACCATCCCGGGCGGCATGGGCAAGACTGTGCTCATGTCCGAGAATATGACCGACGTGGGCAAGGCTGTCGTGAGCATGGACGGCCTCCGCAAGGGTCCGGCCGATCGTCCCGAGTTCAACCTCGTGAACCTGCCGCTCCCGATCATCCACCAGGACTTCAACTTCTCGGCCCGTGAGATTCAGGCTTCGCGCCAGGGCGGTTCCCCGCTTGACCTCACGATGGCGGAGCAGGCGGCCCGGTCGGTGGCGGAAACGGCGGAACAGCTGGCGGTGGGCACCTTCGGGGCCTACCAGTTCGCGGGTGGCAACATCTACGGCCTGACCAACTTCCCGCAGCGTCTCACGCAGGAGATCACGGCGCCCACCGCTTCCGGTTGGACCCCGCGCACTCTCCTCCTCGAGGTGCTCGCGATGCGCCAAGCGGCGAGCGATGCCCGCCACTACGGCCCCTATCGCCTCTACGTGGCCCCGGCGTGGGACCAGTACCTGGACGACGACTTCAGCACCGCCAAGGGCGACATTTCGCTCCGTGAGCGCCTGCAGAAGATCAACGGCGTGCAGGAAGTGGTTACCCTCGACGCCCTCGGTTCGGGCTTCGATATGGTGCTCGTCCAGATGACCTCCAACGTCATCCGCGAGGTGGTCGGCATGGAGTTGGTCACGCTCCAGTGGCCCACGGACGGCGGGATGAACATCAACTTCAAGGTGATGGCCATCCTCGTCCCGCAGATCCGCACCGATGCTGCCGGCCGGACCGGTCTGGTCCACGGTAACGTCAGCGCCTAAACGCTCCCCAGTGTAGCGGTCCCCTCCTAGTCGGGTTTCGTAGTTTGCCCGACTAGGAGGGTTTTCCGCTTCCTCAATTCACAACACCACACAACCGCACACCGCTATGAAATTCCGCTTGCTCCATTCCGTTCACATCGCCCAGGGCCACGCCTACCAGAAGGGCGACATCGTTGAGTCCAATTCTGACCTCACCCAGCGTTTCCCGCTCAAGTTCGAGCGCCTGACCGTGAGCGAGGAGGTCGAAGCCCCGTCCCGTGCTGTTCCTATCCCCTCGGAAGCCCCTGCCGCTGTTCCTTCTGCTAAGGGCGGGGGAATGTCCCCCTTCGGGGAAGACGTGTCGGAGGACTTCCCGATTGCCGGGGAGTCGGATCTCCGGGTCTATCAAAAGGGCACGAGCTTCTTCGTGGTCGATCCCGACAATAACGATGTGGCCCTGAACCCGAAGGCTTTGAAGGGCCCGGAAGTCGCCAAGTTCATCAAGAACTACCTCAAGCAGGTGTAATTCGCCTACCACTTGGTCGGAGAAGAACATAATGGCTAAAAAGTGGACACCTCCCACGCTGTGGGAACACCAGGATGTTTTCGTGGTAGGGGCAGGACCCTCCCTCAAAGACTTCGACGTTCAGAGGCTCTTGGGGAAGAACGTCATCGCCTGTAACCACACCGGGTTTCAACTCGGAGCCGAGATCGTCAAGATCCTGTTCTTCTCCGACCACTCTTTTTTCCTGTCCCAGCGTGCGGACCTCGAGGCCTTCGAAGGCTGGATTGTCACTTCGAGTCCTAATCTTACCCGACTAGCTTCCCCGGACTGGTTGCTGGGGATTCCCCGGCGTCATGACGGGCTTCATAAAGAGGCCGTTGGGTTTGGTGCTAACAGCGGATGCAGCGCCGTAAACTTGGCTCTCATAATGGGAGCCAAGCGGGTGTTCCTCCTCGGGATGGACTGTCGGGAGATCCAAAACCAGACACATTGGGACGGCCGCAATCACAACTCAAAGAACACCCAAGACGTTTACAGAGCGTTCTTGAATGGCTGGGGAGCTATTGCTTCCGCACTCCCGAAGGTGTTCCCTGATCGGCAGATTATCAACGCCACGCCGGGCTCCGCTATCGGATGCTTCCCGCGTTGCACCTACGAGGAGGCTGGACTCTAATATGGCCCGCACCACCGCAGCTCTTATCAAAGGGATCGTCGAAGTGGACTCGGAAGAGTTCCCCGACGCTTCCCTCCTTCCGTTCATCGAGGCCGCCAACGTCCTCGTGACCGAGAAGTGCGCGGCTTCCGTTCCCGCTTACGATGAGACTCGACTCACCATGATCGAAACGTGGTTGGCCGGGCACTTCTACGTCGTGCGGGCGAGGCTGATCGGCAGTGAAGGCGTGGCAGGCATTTCCACGTCCTACAACTTCTCCGCCGGCATGTACCTGGCGGGGACTCCTCAAGGACAAGCTGCCCTTGCGCTCGACACCAACGGAGGGTTGGCCCGGCTGAACTCGCAAACGGTTGCGGGTACGTTGGGGTCTAAAGCCCAAGCGTCCTACCTCGGTTATCCTTCCTGCAAGGCAAAGTCCAGCATCGGCATGACCTGCCTGTAAGCCATGAGCCTCGTCACTAAAGTCTGCAAGCAAGACGCCATTCGTTGGCCTCTGCTGGGGAAGGACCGCTACGGGAAGAGCACGTTTGGCAATCCCGTTGCGATCAAAGTCCGGTGGGAGGACACCGCCGAGGAACAGATCTCGGCGGACGGTACCAAGTTCATCACCCGCTCCAAGGCCCTGTGTCTTGTAGACATGTCCCCT